GGTAAAGGAGGTGAGGAAATGGATATCGAAACACTTAAAACTGAGATTAACACGGAAGTTCAAAAACGAGCAGAGGAACTTGCGAAGGATAAAATCAGAAATCTTACGCTTGCCAAGAAGCGAGCTGAAAACTTGGTCAAGACCGCACAAGCAGAAATCGTCGAGTTGGACAAAGAGATTGCTGAAGTTAAGATTGAAGATTTTACTGAAGACGCTCTCTCAAGTATAGACCGCAAATGGATATTTGAGAGAGGTTTAGGATTTGCTGGTCATCCAGAAATGTTTTTTAGGGCTCTTAATGGCTAAGACAACTCAGAAAGAACACAAAGAACGACTTAAAAGAGTAGAGAACCTTTTAGCTTACGAGAGAGTTCTTCGTAGAAAGCGTGGCTTAAAAGACCTCTACTTTTTTAATCGGGAAATCCTCGAACACGAACACCCCGACCGACAGGCGAACATCGTCCCCCACGTTCACGGGGAGTGGTGGGATTGGTATAAGAATTCCAAGAAAAGATTGAAGTTAATTTTAGTTCCTAGAGGCACTTTGAAGTCTACTTTTTTTACAGTAGGAGGTTCTCTCCAATCAATTGCCCAAAACAAACAAACTAGAATTTTAATAGCAAATGCTACTTTAGGAAACGCCCAGAAATTCTTAGGAGAAGTTAAAAATAATCTTGAGGAGAACGACGCTTTTAGGGAACTCTACGGAGACCTGACTAATAAAGGAGGTAAGTGGACAGAGACCGAAATCGCTATCAAAGGAAGAGGCAGGGGTGTTAGAGAGCCGACAGTATCAGCAGTTGGTGTAGGTGGTAACCTCGTCAGCCAGCACTACAATATTATCTTCTGGGACGACCTAGTAAACGAGAATAATGTTTATACGAGAGACCAAGCGTTGAAAGTAATCGAGTGGTGGAGGCGTAGTCTTTCCTTACTTGACCCTGATGGTTCGGGATTGTTAGTCGGGACGAGATGGTCTCACTTCGAACTCTATCAACATATCATTGACGAACTTCAAGAAGATGTAGATATTTATGTCAAGGGGGCATATAAGGAAGACGGCTCACCCTACTATCCAGAAATGCTTTCTCATAAAAAACTAGCACAACTCAGAAGGTTGGAAGGAAGTTACACTTTTAGCTCGTTCTATTTGAACAACCCCGTAGACTCGGAGAATGTTCTAATCAAACAATCAGAGGTTCACTACTATGGAGGAGAGTGTCAATGTGGACTAACACACAACTTACCTCAAAGGGGAGAACTCTCAGTTTTTGTTTCTTGCGACCCTGCCTTTTCTCAAAGACAGCGAGCAGACTTCTCGGCAATCGTTACCGTAGGTGTTGACCAAGAGAATAGCTGGTGGGTCCTTGAAAGCGTTCATGGAAGGTGGAGAGTAGATGAACTAATCGCAAGGTTGTTTGACACTTATAAAAGATGGACACCAGACTCTATGTCTTTAGAAGTTATCGGAACGGCTCAGAGTCTTTTACAAGCAGTCCACAACGAGTCCAGCAAAACTGGTATTTTTATGCCGTTAAGAGAGATTAAGTCCAAAGGGGAAACTGATAAAAAAGGCAGATTACAGGCAATCCTCCAACCCCGTTTCCAGCAAGGTAAGGTCTTTGTTAAATCCGACCAAGTAGAACTAATAGACGAACTAACCCGATACCCGAACAGCAAACACGATGATGTTATAGACGCTTTAGCGGACATCTCCGAGGTTTGTTTCCCACCTAATAGAACAATAGAGACAGAAGAGAAAATACCTGTTACAATGGAGGAGAAGATACAAGCCCAGCATAAGAGGAGAGAAGACGAGTTGTATTTTGACGAGGTTCTTGGTAGTTTTTATTAAGGGTGGTGATGAGTTATGTTTAAAGTGATAATTTTACAAAGCGAGTGGCTGACTAACATATTGCTTAAACTTGGGTGGAAATTACAGCAGGTTGATAAAGAGGATACACCCATATATGTTTTAGAGAGGTAGGTGATTTGAATGATTTTGAAAGTTGAAATTAAAGAACTACTTATAAAGTTTGTTAGGGAACAAGAGAACTATCCCTCGAATTGGGAACAATCAGAGTGGTTAGAAAAATTTGCTGATTGGTTAGATGAATTAGATATTGAAAAGGTAATTGGAAAGTGATAGGATAAACAAAATGGAAACCGCAACTCTAATATCTCTCATTTTCAATTTTCTTTTAGTTTTTATTCTGTTATACTTCGATTGGTCTAGGAGAAGCGATGGAAAAAACAAAGATGAAATCATCAAGGATTTGTCTCTTAAGCTCATCTCACGCACTACATCCGAATATGTCCAAGCCAGTGGGAAACAAGTTGAGAATACTCCAGAGGTTGAAAGCCCTTATGTTGATTTGGAGGAAATCGACCCCGAGAAGCTGGCAGGAGCCTCACTATGATAAAATTTGGAGATAAAGAGTGGAAGAACCTAGACGATTTAGAAAAGATTTCTTATTGTAAGGATAACTTCGTTGACCCCGCTAAGTCTGAAAGACAATCAACTGAAGCCAAGTGGTATGTAAGCAAGTCATTCCTTGACGGTAAGCACTACGCCTCTTATAACACCGTAACCAACACCATTGAAACCCCACCACGAAACAAACGCTCTATTAGATTAGTAATCAACAAAACTCGTTGGGCTATGCGCTCGGTTCAGAACTTCACTACTCGTTACCAGCCGAAGTTTGAATGCGTCCCAGGAGATTTAGATGACGAAACAATTAAAAACGCCAGACGCTCTGGTAAACTTTTAGACTACCTCCACACTCAATTACATTTAAGAATGAAGATTAGGGTCTTAGTTGGAAACGGTCTTAGCACCTCGGTAGGATTTTGGGAACTCGGCTGGGACGACACCGCAATGGGTGGAATGGGACAAGTAACAGTAGACAATCACGACCCCTTTGACATCTTTCTACCTCTGACAACCTACATTGAAGGACCAATTATTCACGCCCCTTTTATTGGAAAAGTAATTTCTAAAAACGTTGCCGAAATACACGCCGACGAACGCTACCCTAAGAAAGAAAGAGAAGCCGTTGTTCCAGATGAGGAGCTCGCCCTCTCCACAATGAAGTCCAAGATTTTAAGAAGGGAAGGACAAAAGGGAACAAGAGAAGAAGGACAACAAACTGCTTTGCTTTATGAGATTTGGCTCTACGACCCAGAAGGAAACGATAAGGATGGGAATATTAAAATCGTAACTTTTGCTGGAGATAAACTTCTAAGAGATGAGGATTTAGAACTAACAGAATATCCAATTTACATTTTCCAACCAGAACCAAGTAGTCGGCTATATAATCCTTCTTGGGTTCAAGACCTAGTCCCGATTAACAAAGCTATTGACCGTCTCCAATCACAGATTTTGGAATACAATAACGAGATGTTAAGAGGGAGGTTTATGGGACCGAAGGGCCACGGAATTAATGTCGCTTCTATTGGTAGAGGGGTAGGAGCAGGACCAGAAATGTGGGAATATAATTCAGGATTTCCAATAGAACAAGTTCCAATGCATCCTCTTCCTTTAACAGTTCACAGACAAAACGACGACTTGAACAGAGCCCACGAAGACGGTAGTGGAAGCCACGAAGCGTCAATGGGTGTCAACCCTTCAGGTGGAAGGTCTGGTAAGGCACTTGAAGCACTACAAGCGGCTGACTCGAATAACCTTTCTGGTATTAGAGAGAGTTTAGAAGATTTCTTATCGGTAGTCGGTTCGAGAATTTTGGATATCGTAGCTGATAAGTATGTTGCCTCAAGAGTGGTTAAACTAACAGACCCAGAAGAAGGCGGTCAGGGCTTTATGAAAGTTGCAGGGGAAGCCGCAGGCGAAGCACCAGAAGGAACAACGATAGTCAACAAGGATAACGAAGTTATCGTAAAGATCGGTTCTAACTTAGGGTATACTAGAGAAGCCCAGAGGGAAACTTTACTAGAATTAAAGAGTGCGGGAATTGTTCCAGCCGATGAAGTTCTTCGTCAGTTTGAGTTCCCTAACATTGAAGAGATGTCTAGGAAGGCTAAAGAGGAACGATTAGAAGAGGCAGAGATGCAAGCAGATATTGCGGGTCGTAGAGGCGAAGGGGGAGCCCCAGGAGCCCCTGGAGCTCAAGGTGGTATGCCAGCCCCTGATGTAGTTTTAGCCGACCAAGAGAACGCTAGAATGATGCAGGGAGAACAACTACCCCCGACACCAAATGCTTCGGAAGAACACTCGCAGGCACATGTTAATTTTATGAGAAGCCCAGACGCAAGAGGTCAAGGACTACAAGTAATAGAACAACACGTAAGAGGAGAATTAGAAGGTATCCAGTAGAAAGGTGGTGAATAATTATGAGTTCGAAAATTGATTCTTTAAGAGCGACACCGAGAGGTCCAAACCTTATTCCTGTTCCAGATAGTGATTGGTCATTTGTTATAAAAAAGACCATTACTTTCGATGGTGGAACTACCAATGCTATTGGTGATTTCAACGGAACTGGTGACCCGTTTGACATATTTAATGTTACGGGTGAGGTTTTGGTAAGAGTGTTAGCGGTTTGTACATATTCTCTAACAGGTGCAAGTGCTACCTTAGAGGTAGGAACTGACTTAGATACTGCTCAGATTATTGCACTTACAACAGGAACAGATATTGATGCTGGAGATTTGTGGCACGATGCCTCTCCTGATAGTGATGTTGAACTAAGTTCAGCGTTGCCTGAGTATATTATCGCTAACGGAGCTAATATTGTTGGTAATGTTAAAACAGCCAATATAACTGCAGGTGTAATCGACTTTTACTGTTTCTGGTATCCACTAAGCGAAGATGGCAAGGTAAGAACTGCTGTAGAAACTAGTCCTTCACCAAGTTTAAGTCCTAGTATCTCACCAAGTATTTCACCTAGCTTGTCACCGAGTCTGTCTCCAAGTTTGAGCCCGAGTCTGTCTCCGAGTTTGAGTCCTAGCTTATCTCCGAGCTTAAGCCCCTCACTCTCGCCAAGTTTGAGCCCAAGTTTGTCGCCTAGCGTATCGCCAAGTGTCAGCTTGAGTCCTAGCTTGAGTCCGAGCTTGTCTCCAAGTTTGAGTCCAAGTTTGAGCCCTAGCTTAAGTCCAAGTCTGTCACCTAGCTTAAGTCCTAGCTTGTCACCTAGCTTGTCTCCGAGTATCTCACCTAGCGTATCGCCTAGTGAGAGCTTGAGTCCGAGTTTGAGTCCTAGTGTGTCACCTAGCTTGAGCCAGAGTATTAGTCCTAGCTTAAGTCCGAGCATATCGCCTAGCGTATCGCCAAGTGTGAGTCTTTCACCTAGCGTATCGCCGAGCTTGAGCCAGAGTATTAGCCCGAGCATCTCGCCTAGTGCGTAACCATAGCGGAGGAGTGTCTCTACGGCACCCTCCGCTACGGGGGCTTGACAGGTACTAGACTTGTCTGTTAAATTGAATACTGATTAACCACAAGAGCGAGCAACAAGGACTCTTTTTGTGAGATTGTGTAGCACTCGAAAGGTGGTGAAAATATATGTCTAACGAAGACCAAGTTGATGATTCCGCTGGGCAGACTGGAGCCGAAGGGGCTGACCAAGACGCTCAAGAACACCAACAGTCATCAGGAGACGATAAGGCTTCTGAAAAGACTTATGATTATCTCGATAAGAAAGGCTTAACCGCCGACGAACTTCACGAGGAAGTCAAAGCTAGTCAGGGGTCTTACACTCGAATGTCTCAGGAAAATAAGCAAATGAAAGAGAAATTAGAGACATTTGAGTCAGGTGCAAGAGCTACGAAAGCAACCCAAGATGTAGCACAAACTCAGAACGTTTCGCCCGAAATCCGTGAGGCGATTATGGGTGTCGTAGGTCCCGAGATTGACGCAAGAGTCAGTCAAATAACCAAAGCACGTGACCAGCAAGCATACTGGGACTCAAGTTTCAAAACGCTTGAACAAACGTACGATGGTAGGGAAGGGAAACCAAAGTTCTCAGACACCGACCGCCAAGCTATTATCGATGAAATGCGAAACCCAAGTAATCGAATCTATGACCCAGAGGTTCTCTACGAGAAACTTCACAAGGCAGAGATTAGAGACTTTGAGGTTAAGCAGGCATTGAGAAAGCAAAAGGGGACGACTCGGACGGAAAAAACTGGGGCGGCTACAACTAGGGAACCAGATAAGAAGTCAGCGCCTAAGTCCATAAGTGAAGCCAGCGAACGACTTTTTAAGCGGTTAGGATAGCTTTCATACCTCTAGCACTTTGGTTTAACTTATGTGACTGGAGGTGAAAATAAATGCAAACATTAAGTACATTCGCAGAAGCTCTGAAGATTGA